AGTAGAAAAGATTCATGGCGAGCTGGTAGAGAGCCTCGATAAGTATCTCGACTACGCCGTAGAGAACTGGATGGAAGAGAACGAAGTTGCCATAGAGTCCAGCCTTCGTTCGGAGATCACCGAGAACTTCATCGACGGTCTAAAGAATCTGTTCTCGGATAACTTCATCGACGTTCCGGAAGAGAAAGTCGACGTAGTAGAGAACCTGGCTGCTCGTGTAGAAGAGCTTGAGAGAGAGCTTAACGAGAAGATCAACGAGAACGTCTCGCTTAAGAGCGAGCTTCTAAACACGGAAGTAGATGAAGTAGTAGAAGAGGTTAGCGCCGACATGGCGATGACTCAGAAAGAAAAGTTCGCAGCTCTTGCAGAAGAGATCGACTTTGAAGGAGACCTTGACGTGTATAAGGCGAAGCTTATGATCGTCAAAGAGAAGTACTTCTCTGAAGCCAAGCCGCGTGCTTCTAATATCGAGGAGGAAACTTTCACGGGTGATGAGAATGCTCTGACTGAGAATCGTTCTACGGATCCAAATGTCAATCGTTACGTTCAAGCTATCGCTAGAACTATCAAGAAGTAGTCTTTTTATAAATAAAAACAGAAATCCATAAGGGATAACAAGGAGAAAGTTAATGTATCTACAGGAAGAGATTCAGAAGAAGTGGGCGCCGGTCCTAGACCACGACGCTCTCGGAAAGATCGGCGACCCGCATCGCCGCTCGGTCACGGCGGTCGTTCTCGAGAATACAGAGAAGGCTCTTCGTGAGGCTCATGTAGCCGGCGGCTACCAGTCGCTGACTGAAACGACGTCGCTGCTGCCAGTCAATAACATGGGCGCTTCGTCTTCGACGCAGGGCACCGGCGGTATCGACACGTTCGATCCGGTCCTCATCTCGCTGGTTCGTCGCGCGATGCCGAACCTGATCGCCTACGACATCTGCGGCGTGCAGCCGATGACTGGCCCTACAGGCCTGATCTTCGCGATGCGTTCTCGCTACAGCTCGAACACCTATACAGTTCAGACATCTGGCGCAGAGACGTTCTACAACGAAGTCAACACCGCGTTCTCTTCGGTAGTCAACGGTAACAACACGCTCGGTCAGAACTTCACTGGAACGATCCCCGGTGCGACCAACACTTCGGCTCTTCCGTCTACGGTCGGCAACAGCACGGTCAATAACTCGAATGCCTATAACACTGGCACGGGTATGTCGACGGCTCAGGCCGAAACTCTCGGAACAGACTCGAACACGGCTTTCCCGGTCATGGCGTTCTCGATCGAGAAGGTCACCGTGACGGCTCTTACTCGCGCACTGAAGGCCGAGTACACGATGGAACTGGCTCAGGACATCAAGGCCATTCATGGTCTGGACGCCGAGACAGAGCTGGCGAACATCCTTTCGGCCGAAATCCTCGCCGAGATCAACCGAGAGATCGTTCGTACGATCAACATCACTGCTCAGCCCGGCGCTCAGCAGAACACAACGACAGCTGGCGTGTTCGACCTGGATACAGACTCTAACGGCCGCTGGTCGGTAGAGAAGTTCAAGGGCCTCATGTTCCAGCTCGAGCGTGAAGCTAACGCGATCGCCAGAAACACACGTCGCGGCAAGGGCAACGTCGTCATCTGCTCGTCGGATGTCGCTTCTGCCCTTCAGATGGCCGGCGTTCTCGATTACGCTCCGGCTCTCAACTCCAACAACCTGCAGGTCGACGACACGGGCAACACCTTCGCTGGCTTGCTCAACGGTCGCATGAAGGTCTACATCGATCCGTACGCGATCGGTGGCAACTACATCACAGTAGGCTACAAGGGTTCTTCGGCGTTCGATGCCGGCCTCTTCTACTGCCCGTACGTTCCTCTCCAGATGGTACGTGCCGTCGATCAGGACACCTTCCAGCCTAAGATTGGTTTCAAGACTCGTTATGGTGTCGTGGCCAATCCGTTCGCTCAGGGCTTGACACAGGGCCTAGGCAACCTGTACGTAAACAGCAACGTATACTACAGAAGAATGATCGTAAATAACTTGATGTAGAAAGTATACAATTGTATAGAAGAGAGCCGGAAATTTCCGGCTCTCTTTTTACCTGTATCTTTCCAACCACAGATATATAATTATAACATGACAAGATACATAGAACCACCCTCCAATTTGAACGAGATCATCGATCTTTACTCTAAACACGGGCAAACACTATTGTCTCTCGAGAAGACTACGGGTTATGCTAGAAATTCTCTTAGACAATGGTTCAAAAAAGAAGGCGTCAAACTAAAGTCTCATAGGCAGGCTTCTACCGAAGCCAACAAGAGAGATGCAGCAGTCTTACCGGAAAAGGATTCTTTTATAAAAGACTTCGGCATCATGAACTTAAAAGAACTACAAGAAAAATATAGTATAGGTCAAGAAACACTTTATAAATGGATGAAGATATATGACCTGAAGAAGTCTTTTTCAGAGTCAGTATCTAAAAGCATAAGCTCCAGAGTCGTCTAGAAAAATTCGATCTTAGCTTGACAGAATTCGAGAACATGATAGTAAACGGATACGACAGGATCTGGGATTGTGGTAACGCAGTCTATACTTGGAATAAAAAAAGTATAAATAAGACCGTGCATCAAGAAGAATAGAAAAAGACGGTAGAGTACTGAGGGAGGAAGAGTGTAATACTTCCTCCCTCTTTTTTGCATAAATAGTATTATGATAATACTCGATCGTAAAGTTATAGTGACTCTCGATGTGTTTTATTATATTCCAAGTCACACACACCTCATTAACGAGTTTGTGTGGCAGACTGAAGACGTGTATCCGAAGTTCTACAGAGCTCACAAGTTCTTGAACTACTGGAAGTCTAACATAGACGCAGTGATAAAAGAAGTGATAGTGGTATATAATCATCGCGGCGAATGGCGAAACGCAAAGTTTGAAGGATTAATAGACTGATGTCTGCTCTAGATCAAAACCCATCGACACTAAATTTTCTGTCGCCCCTTAAGTTTAAGTTTCAAATAAAGAAGACTCCTAACACAAACTTCTTTGTTCAGAGAGTCAAAGTGCCGATGATGTCTCTACCGAACACCGATCAGCCTAACCCTTTTGTACGGATACCTAAGCCGGGCGATCATATAACTTTCGAAGATCTCACCGTCACTTTTAAAGTAGACGAAAATTTCACTAATTATATGGAGTTGTACGACTGGATAGTGCAGATGGGAAAGCCTTATGACTACTCGCAGTACGCACAGATAGAGAACAGGCCCGTCATATCCGGCTTGGGTATATTCTCTGACTTGAGCTTGATCGTGTTAGATTCTGCATCGCGAGCGAACTACGACATCACGTTCAACGATGCTTTTCCGATCACTTTAGGCGACATGACTTTTGAGACTACGGCTACGGACGTAGACTTCGTTACTGCGGAAGTGACGTTTAAGTATCGTCAATATTCTATCAACAAAATATAAAATAACTGTTTACAACTCTTTCTAACCGTGGTATAATCAGTTATTGGTCTTAAACATAGTACCATTATAACCATTTCGGATTACATCATGAAGATAGAAGACATCCTCGACGAGTGGGGAAGAGACGTCGAGATCGATCGTACGGAACTCGGAGAAGAGTCTCTGAAGATCCCTAAGTTGCATCATAAATATCTTAAGATCATGATTCATGAAAAGATGCGACTTAGAAAACTCGAGTATGATATGAAAGCATTGAAGCTAGAGAAGTACGAGTTCTTCTCTCAAGGACCTACTAAAGAACAGAAAGAAGCTGGATGGGTACTTCCTGCCAAGGGAATAGTCTTGAAGCAAGAAGTACCGATGTATCTAGAAGCCGATAAAGAAATAGTAGACATGTCTATCAAGATAGGCGTACAACAAGAAAAAGTAGAGCTCTTAGAATCTATAATGAAGACTATCATGAATAGGAACTTCATACTGAAGAACGCTATAGACTTCGTTAAGTTTACTGCGGGTAACTAATGAGGCTGCTATCGTTAGTCGTGGTGCTATTGATTATTTTGTCTAGCTGCGCCGAAGATAATAAGAACATGAAGAAGTACTATTGGGTGTTATAACATAAGGAGAGACTACATGGATAAGTCGACAGACGATAAGATAGCTGAAACGTACATGATATACGTAGAAGAGAACGTCAGGTTCAAAGAGAAGGGTGTGAAGGCTTCTGCTGCTCGAGCTCGTAAGGCTCTCGGTGAGCTTCGAAAGCTGGCGGGCCTGCGGCGTAAAGAGATTCAGGAAGAGAAAGCTGCTCTAGTAAAGTAGGATGGACCTCGTAACCATCACGAGGCACGACGAGACGCACGACAAGATAGTGTGTGATCCTGGTATAGCCCAGGAGATATCTGCCTACTTCACCTTCGACGTGCCCGGCGCCAAGTTCATGCCGGCTTTCAAGAGCAAGTACTGGGACGGAAAGTTTCGCATATTCAACATGCTTAACTGCCTCTTGTACTGCGGGCTGAGACAGCAGCTAGAAGTGTTCTGCAGAGAACGAGGCTACCAGCTAGAGTACGACTTCGACACGGCTCATACCGAGTTCTCTCTTAAAGAAGCAGAAGAGTTCGTCGAGAGTCTAGGCCTGACTATCAAGCCTAGAGACTACCAGATGAAAGCTTTCGTGGCCGGAGTGAGAGAGGGAAGAGTGCTGTTCCTCTCTCCTACTGCTTCTGGTAAGTCTCTCGTCATATACTTGATCACCAAGTTCTACAAGAAGAAGACGCTAGTCGTGGTGCCTACCGTGTCTCTCGTACATCAGATGGTATCCGACTTCGAAGCCTATTCGGGTAAGAAAGAAGACGCTCATAAGATACACGCTGGTCAGGAAAGAGACTCCGACTCGGACATAATATGTACCACGTGGCAGTCTATCTATAAGCAGCCCGGGGAGTGGTTCGATCAGTTCGAGCTGGTGATAGGAGACGAGGCCCATCTATTCAAAGCTAAGTCCATGACTACTATCATGGAGAAGATGAACGGGTGTAAGTACAAGTTTGGTTTCACCGGCACGCTAGACGGCACCAACTGCAACAAGCTCATACTCGAGGGTCTCTTCGGCCCGGTCAAGAGAGTGACCACTACGTCCGAGCTGATAGAGCAGAAGCACCTGGCAGACTTCACTATCAAGAGCATAGTCCTGTCTTATCCCGACGACGTAAGAAAGATCATGTCTACGGCCACGTACCAAGACGAGATAGACTACTTAGTCAGGAACGAAGCCAGGAACAAGTTCATAAAGAACCTGGTCGTTTCTTTATCTGGGAACACGCTTTTATTGTTTCAATTCGTGGAGAAGCATGGTAAGATACTCCATGATATGATCGCTTCTTCAGCCGGCGACAGGAGAGTATTCTTCGTTCACGGCGGCGTCGGGGGCGACGAGAGAGAAGAGATAAGAGCCATCGTAGAGAAAGAGAACGACGCCATAATCATAGCGTCGTACGGCGTCTTTTCCACCGGAATTAATATACGTAACTTGCATTCCGTAGTGTTCGCTTCGCCGTCTAAGTCTAGGATAAGAAACCTGCAGTCCATCGGCCGCGGCCTTCGGCGATCCGAGACCAAGACGGCTTCCGTGCTGTACGACGTAGCAGACGACTTGACCTGGAAGAAGAAGAAGAACTACACACTGCTTCACTTCGTTGAGCGCATAAAGATATACGCCGAAGAGAAGTTCCCCTATAGAATATATAAAGTCGGATTAAAGACATGAAGAACGGACCGAAGCCTAAACCAAAGAACTACGTCAACAACAGAGACTTCTACGAAGATCTCAAGCGATACAAAAAAGCAGTCAGGAAAGCCAAGAGAGAGAAGACCGATCCTCCTCGCATCAGCGCTTATATAGGTGAGTGTATATATCTCATCAATAACAAGCTGGCCAAGAAGTACAACTTTGTGTCTTACACCTGGCTAGACGAGATGGTGTCGGACGGCATAGAGAACTGCATCATGAGCGTAGATAACTTCGACGAGAAGAAGTCTACCAACCCGTTCGCGTACTTCACCCAGATAGCTTGGAACGCTTTCATCAGACGCATAGCTAAAGAGAAGAAGCAGCAGTACATAAAACATAAGAACATGCAGAACGTCCTAGACGTAGACCTGTTCCTCGCCGAGCTAGGAGTAAATAGCCAGAACAACGACTATCGTTCCGACGAAGTCATCAAGAGCTTCGAGGAAAGAGAGACTACGAAGAAGAAAAAGAAGACTAAGAAGAAGGGTGTCGAGAAGTTTGAAGACAGAGAGGAAGTATCATGATCAATAACAACTTCATAGTACCAGACATCATAAGAGACTTGGTCTCTAAGATGCTGAACACCAAGAACACCAACGAGAAGATGAACTATATCTTGAAGATAGAAGCGATCAGGGACATCTGTAACCAGGCTCTAGTCAAGGCAGAGAGCAAGAAGAAGCGCGCGTGAAGATCGCACTGCTGACGGATACACACTGGGGAATCAGGGGCGACAACGTAAAGTTCCTCGATTACTTCAAGAAGTTTTATAGTGAACACTTCTTTCCGTTTCTTGAAAGACATAACATAGACACCGTCGTCCATCTGGGCGACCTAGTAGATCGTCGCAAGTATATCAACATATACACGGCGAAACGACTTAAAGAAGACTTTTTTGACCAGCTTATAGCAAGAAAGATCGACTATCATCAGCTGATCGGTAACCATGATACGTACTTACGAAACACCAACGAAGTCAATTCTTTCTCTCTTATAGCGGGTAGTCATAACTTTAAGTTCTACGACAGAGCTACCGAAGTCTCTTTTGCTGGCAAGAAGATACTCTTCACGCCGTGGATATGCGAAGATAACTACGAGCACGCCATGAAGATGATCAGGGACACCAGAGCGACGATATGTTTCGGTCATCTCGAGCTGGGAGGGTTCCAGATGTATCGTGGCTTGCCGTCTCATGACGGCATGTCAGCTTCGGTATTCTCAAAGTTTGACCTAGTATGCTCTGGTCATTATCATACGCGTTCTAAGTCGGGAAATGTACAGTATTTAGGAGCAGCGTGCGAGTACACGTGGTCCGATTTTGAAGATCCTCGCGGCTTCAACGTCTATGATACTGCTACGGACGAGCTTACTTTCGTTCAAAATCCTATCACGATGTTCAAGAAAGTATTCTACGACGACTTTAATAAAGATATGAAAGATGTCATGTCTCTAGAAGTAGAGAGCTGTAAAGACAAGATAGTCAAAGTCGTGGTGAAGAACAAGACAAATCCGTATTGGTTCGACAACTTCATCGAGAAGATAGAGAACATCGGAGTGATAGAGCTTCAGGTAGTGGAAGATCATCTCAACTTAAGCCTCGAGGACGACTCGGACATCATAGACGAAGCCGAGAGTACTATGAGCATCTTCAATAAGTACATAGACGGCTTAGAGTCTAAGATGAATAAGACCAAGCTTCGTAGAGTAATACTAGAGCTGCACGACGAGGCTATGCAACTACAGGACTAATAAGTTGATATTATTTAAGACTATACGATGGAAGAACATACTGTCTACTGGCAACTTCTTTACCGAAGTTCCTTTGTCTCAGAACCAGACGACTCTCATAGTCGGAGACAACGGCTCCGGTAAGAGTACGCTGTTAGATGCTCTGACTTACGTGCTTTTTAACAAGCCGTTTCGAAAGATCAACAAGCCCCAGCTCATCAACTCTATCACTAAGAAGAGCGCCGTGGTAGAGATAGAGTTCTCGGTCGGGCCGGTAGACTATAAAGTGGTCAGAGGAATGAAGCCAAACGTCTTCGAGCTGTATCAGAACGGTAAGCTCTTGAATCAAGACGCAGAGACTAAAGACTACCAGTCGATCCTAGAGAATCACATACTTAAAGTCAACTATCGATCTTTCTGTCAAGTAGTAGTGCTAGGTTCGGCTTCGTTCGTCCCCTTCATGCAACTACCCGCCGGCCAGAGAAGAGACATCATCGAAGATCTGCTCGACTTACAGATCTTTACCGCGATGAATCAAGTATTAAAAGAGAAGATATACCTGAACGACGACGAAGTTCGTAAGTTCGAATCAGAGAAGAAAGTATTGTCTTCGAAGATAGAACTCATGAGGCAACATCTCAAAGAGATGCAGGATAACGACACACTTATCATAGAAGAAAAGAAGCAGAGGATATCCGACGCCGAAGAAGAGATACAGACCTATGCGTCTAAGATTAAAGATCTAAGTCTGGTCATAGAATCGATGACTAAAAAGCTAGGAGATGAAGCTGCTCTAAGTAGCAAGTTGAAAAATATAGAAAAAATTAAGCAAAAATTAGACCTGAAAATATCTCACCTAAAAAATGAAGTCGACTTTTTTTCTGATCATGAGAATTGTCCGACCTGTAATCAGAGCATAGACGAAGAAGTACGTAAAGATAAGATCGATCTCGGTAAAGAAAAAATGAAAGAGATCGAGCAAAGTCTTCCAGAACTCATGAAAGAGTATACTTCAACTAACGAAAAAATGAGCACCATAATCGAAGCTAAGTCGAAGATGGGGGACAAGAAATTAGAGCTAAACACCGTCCAGACTAAAATGAACTCTATGATCTCTTATAAGATGCAGGTAGAAAACGAGATAACGAACATGAGTCAAAAGACTCATGATAATAAAGGAGAGAAGATAGAAGAAGTAGAGCTCGAGTTACAAAAGATAGAGAAGACTCTGGAAGAACTTAGCGAGAATCAGATGCTGTACTCTACCGCATCTGCCATGCTAAAAGACGGCGGAATCAAAGCCCGTATAATAAAGCAGTACGTGCCAGTGATCAACAAGCTCATCAATAAGTACCTCTCTGTCTTAGACTTCTTCGTAGACTTTCAGTTAGACGAAAACTTCGAAGAAAAGATTAAGTCTCGATATAGAGACGAGTTTAGCTACGCTTCTTTCTCTGAGGGAGAGAAGATGAGACTGGATCTGGCCGTGCTGTTTACATGGAGAGCCGTAGCTAAACTAAGAAACTCTATCAATACTAACTTGGTCATCATGGACGAAGTCTTTGACGGCGCGCTAGACGTCAACGGCGTGGATGAATTGACCAAGCTACTTACTAACGTTACCAAAGATACCAACACGTTCATCATCTCACATAAGACCGACGCCATGATAGATAAATTTGATAAAGTATATCGTTTTCAGAAAATTAAGAACTTCTCGAAACTAGTAACATGAAAGTAGTAGTAGCAGGATCCCGTTCTATAACGAACAGAGCCGAAGTATACAGGGCGATAGAGCTGTCTGGATGGACCATAACTGAAGTAGTGTGTGGAACAGCCGCAGGCGTAGATACGCTCGGAGAAGAATGGGCCATCAGTAAGGGTATACCCGTAAAGAAGATGCCGGCCAACTGGTTTCTTTATGGAAATAAAGCCGGTCCGATTAGAAACCAGAAGATGGCAGAATACGCCGACGCGGCCGTAGTAGTATGGGACGGTCAGTCTAAGGGAGCGTTGAACATGATCAAGAACATGATAAGACTGAACAAACCTTACTTCATGAGGCTATACGATGCAGCTAGTTCCAAGTAACGATCCTATACTTAAGAAACCATGTGAAGAGTTCAATTTTAAGAATCCGCCGTTTGATCCCGTGGAATTCGCGCATGAACTGGTAAAGTTCATGTATGACTGTAACGGCTACGGACTCTCTGCTAACCAAGTAGGAGTACCGTATCGTGTATTCGCCATGCGTGGAGCTCCTCAGAACTTCGTTTGTTATAATCCGCGATTAGTCATGCCTTCTACGGAGCAGATATACTTGGAAGAAGGATGCCTGTCGTATCCTAACCTGTTCGTGAAGATAAAAAGACACAGGCACGTTAAAGTCAGGTTCTCGACGCCGAACGGCGACGTCAGGACAGAGACTTTTACCGGCATGACTGCTAGGTGCTTTCAACACGAGCTAGATCATCTAGACGGCAAAGTATTCTATCAAAGAGCTAATCAGATTCATAGAGACAGGGCGTTCAACCAGAAGAAAAAGTTCGATCGGCAGAACAAAAGAGTTGTACAACAGTTCTCCGGCGAGGTATAATACACGTATGAAGACGATAGAAGAACTCTCATCTGAGAACGAGAAACTTAAGAGAATCATACAGCACATATTCGTAGAACGTTCTGGTACTTATTTTATCTGTGGTGAAACGGGTAATAAAGACACGAACGGGTTGCCAGATAGAATCTTAGTCTGTCCTACTCACGGTGCTGACTGGTTTCAAGTATATACTAAGTCTAACGAGACACGTGTACAGGAGTGGTAATTGAATATCTTTTTTGTCGACACCGATCCCGTAGTAGCGGCGCAGTGCTTGGTCGATAAGCACGTGGTGAAAATGATCCTCGAGTCTGCGCAGCTCATGTCTACTGCACACCGAGTCTTGGACGGCCGTGAAGTCCTAGGCGAGTCTGCTACCGGTCGAAGAGTTAAGAGGTTCGTTCTAGAAGACGCTAGAGAAGATATCTTATACAAGAGCACACACTTGAATCATCCGTCTTCTAAGTGGACGCGTACTTCTGTAGAAAACTACTTGTGGCTAGTAGAACACTTCTTTGCTCTATGCGACGAGTATACACATCGATACGGCAAGACGCATAAGTGTTTTGCTATGGGGTATCACTTGCAGTCTCCTCCGCATTCTCTTAAAGAGTACGACATGACACCCGTGCCTAGCGCCATGAAAGACGAGTTCAAGATCAGCGAAGATCCCGTTATCAACTACAGGAACTACTATCGTGAGGGCAAGAAAGCTCTTCATCGATGGACAAACCGCGAACCACCGGAGTGGATATATGTCTAAAGACTGGTTACAAGATATACACAATATGCACGAGCACTACGGCATAGATAAAGCCGTAGAAAACATGACTGGCGACAAGCTGGCTAGATACTTGCAGTTCAGGATCATGTTTCTTCAAGAAGAGCTAGACGAGCTTAAGAAAGCCGATCTACCCGCAGACGCTATAGACGCCCTGATAGACTTATGCGTCGTAGCAATAGGAACTCTAGACTCGTTCGGTGTAGACGGATACAGGGCCTGGGACAGAGTACTAGCGGCGAACATGAACAAGAAAGTAGGAGTAAAAGAGAGCAGGCCGAATCCTCTCGGTCTTCCAGATCTAATTAAACCAGAGGGCTGGAAAGCTCCGGATCATTCGGACGACAGGAGTCTCTTAGACTTCGCTCTCTTAGAGACTTGGATAGACAGCCCGATAAAATAGTAGTGTACTTACCGCTAATACTGTTATATAATGTTAATTGTCGATCGGCAATGATGCTGACCGTCATCTTTAATCATCAATCTTGGAGAATATAATATGACTAAGAGTAACGTTAAGACTATCGGCGACATCTGCGAAGACACCTTCGTCAAGTATCTCGAGCATACCGGTTTGTACAGCTCTGTAGAGAAGAGCTCTAACGAGTACGATATGCAGAAGGACGTGGTCGCCGTAGATAAAGAAGACGGCACACGAAGCCTCTACGAGCTCAAGGCACGTACCGTGATTCGAAAGTATCACGCCATGCCGCTCGGAAAAGATCAGTGGTACAAGGTAGACACTTGTGACAAGCTGATCTTCAGTAACATCCCGGCTAACCTGGACGAGAAAATCACGTTCTATGAAGTCGTAGACAAGGATAATGATTACACTCTCGTAGATAGTTTCGGGCCACGTAAAGTGCCTACTCGAATGTATGATCTGAGTAAGATGAAGAAGCTCTTTACCGTCGACGATCCCGTATATATCGAAAAGATGTACTCGCTGTCTATCTCTTCTTACAAGCAGTAACTGTCAAGAAAGGGAGACGCGAGTCTCCCTTTCTTTTTCTAATTATGGAGTGATCATGATGAATGTAGTTCGAGCATCAAATACCACTGTAATGGATACAGTTCCCGTGGCTTCTAAGATGGAGAATGCTCCTGATAGAGAGTCCGTAAAAGTCTTGCGTGAGTGTATCGACTTGCAGACAAAGAAATCCGCTGACTATCAAGCTTCAGTCTCTGAGATCAAGCAAGCCGAGTACTACCCGAACGGCGTTACTACGATCTATGATATCATGCATGCCAAGATGCTTCGTATCAAGTCCGTGATGGCTAAGACTGAGGCCGGCCTCGACACCAATTTCGAGTCTCTCGAAGACTCCGCTAAAGACCTGATCAATTACGCGTCTTTCATGGTCTCGTATCTTCGCGGCAAGATGGACGGTCAGGATCCTAATAAGAACGTCTTTAACAAGAGCAAGTGATGTATTGTCATCAGACAGTGGACGACGTACGTACGTACTTTAGAGTCTCGCTACAGAATCAAGAATTCGTCGTAGATAAAACCGGTTGTAGAATGTTAGAGCTTAGATCTGCTTCTTTCTTAGCAGACGAGCCGGCCATCTTCGGTACCCCGAACGACGACTATATCAAGCGTGAGATCGAGTGGTATATGAGCTGCTCGCTGAACGTGAACGACATTCCCGGCGAGACTCCGGCTATCTGGAAGCAGGTAGCCGCGGCCGACGGTCGAATCAACTCGAACTACGGGTGGTGTATATTCTCTCTCGAGAACGGTAATCAGTTCCATAGAGTAGAGAACGAGCTTCGTGAGAAACCCGATTCAAGACGAGCCGTTATGATCTATACTCGTCCATCTATGTGGGAGGACTACAACAGAGACGGGATGTCGGACTTTATGTGCACGAATGCCGTGCAGTATATGATCCGCAACGGACGTCTCGAGTCTCACGTACAGATGCGCAGCAACGACGTCGTGTTCGGGTATAAAAATGATTTTGCATTTCAAAAGCATGTGCTAGAGCTTCTAGCCGATAAGCTGCAGGTCGAAGCCGGGAACATCTTTTGGAACTGTGGAAGCTTACACATATATGAGCGTCATTTCAACTTGGTGAAGTAAGATGGATATCTATGATATAGTAGAAGCGTATGAGGGCAAGAGCTTTTTCAAGGACATGAAGTCTTTCTTGCCCGATCATAAGATCAGCAAGACTTTTATCTTCGTGGGTCAAGCTCCCTCTTCGGTTGAGACTCCGTTCAAGAACGCTTCTTTCGCCCGCGTCAAAGCCTGGGCGGACGTGGCAAAGGTGTACGAGTGGGACTTTCAGAACGCAGTCCCTCACATCGTAAACTGTGACGATCGCCAAGAAGTAGAGTACGGCCTGCTCTATAAGCGCGTGAGTCCCTTCAAGAAAGTAGTGGCTCTCGGAAACTTTGCGTCTGACGTGCTACGTAAGATCAAGATCCCACACCTCAAGATCATGCACCCGTCGCCGCGTAATCGCTCGCTAAATAACTTCGAAGTCGAACTGCAACAGATTCGTAAGTTGAAAGAATACGCTAGACGATGATTCAGACTACTCGCTACTACGAAGAGTTTTTATACTACTTCAAGCTAGCTTCGAAGCAACAGGAGTTATGCAACGTCTCTTTTGAAGCTCCGTACGGGATGTATAAGCACTTAGCTCCTGAAGCAAAGATCGGCGACGATCTCATGGAGCACGTAGAACTATACGACGTAGTAGAACGCAAATACGCCGGCTTCTCACAGATAGTGAACGACGCTTTCTACGGATGGACTAGGTATCATCCTTACTGGAAGAAGATGCAGGCCGGTCTAGTGACTCGGCAGCGGGACACGGTTGCAAAAGACTGGACCGGAAAGAAGTACGACCTTGCTACTTGGCTGTACATTTTCATCCTGCACAGAGTCACTGGTTCGGCCATCAACTACTCTACGAAGCCTACCGGCTATCATAATACCATCCTCTTTCATTTGCATCGATGCAAAGATATTCCAGAGATGGTAGAGTTTATTAAGTACTATCCTCATACTTTCTATACTTCTGTAGGGTATCAGTTTCCGTCTTTTCCTAAAGTTCCTAGCGACAAGAAATATAAGCGAGGCGGAGACTACTATCTCTGCGAGTTCGCTCCTAGGCTGGCCGAAGACTTAGCAAAGTTTCTGGAAGACGGCTTCTTTAAGCAGCACGAGCTTCGTTCTATCGGCGGCTTCATGCTCGACTGGAACACGAAGCACGGCCTTAAGAAGTATCATTTTCAATACGCCGCCGTAGTAGCAGACGTAGCAGACTGGTTTCCAGACTTCACGTATCGCGAGTCTATGTTCTACTACGGCAGCAACGCAAGAGAGTGCATATCTTACTTGGCCAAGCCTACCGGTAAAGTAAGAGGCGACGACTTCTTAGATCTGGTTATGAAGAAGATATACGAAGATACAGGATCTCTTCCCTATAATGCAGAAGATGTATGTTGTGACTTTATTCGCTGGGTCGAGAATTATATCAAGCCGGGAGCCGACTATAATCATCTAGACATGGATAAAGTCTGGAACTCTAGCTCTATCAAAGATCATCCTTTCGGAAGGCAGAAAGCTATGTTAGATCTCGGGCTGGTAGATACTTTTAATGGCATGGCTAATCATCCAGCCGACGACTATATCATTAAGAAAGCCGGCTTGACAATAGAAGAATATAAGAAGAAAGTAAATTATGTCAGCGCTCGCTAAACTCATAGCTTCCGATCACGACGTCGTCTATCCCGACCTAGATCTTTCTATAGACTTGGACGAGAAAGGAAAGCCCACTAGGTCGTGGATGCATCTCTGGACTCAAGAAGAAAGAACCGCTAAGTTCTTTGAGTTTTGTAGAGCTTATGACTTGAGACAAGATACTCTTCTTAAAGAGAACTACCAGCAGCTCTCTCATCGACTGCACTGGCACGAGTGTCCGTTCGTGGACCTGATGAAGACCGTGGAAGATCCCAGAGCAGTCATCACCGGTTCTATCTTATTCTCTTTTACCAACGAGCACTGGCGCGTCTTTAACGCCTGGTTCGAAGACGGGTTTAAGGGCGTTAGGGACTACATCTACGTAGACGGTAACAGACACTCTCGACACGATCTATTTCAAATCTATTATCCTAAGGGTACGAGAGTAGAAGAATGGCTGGTAGCAGTACCGCAGCATGCTGGTAAAGACTTGAAAGACGTGTTCACTAATCGTAACAGGCCGTACTCCATGATGGAGTTTGCGAAAGTACTAAACCAGTACTTTGTAGAAAAACACGGGTTTAGAAACGCGATGTACCCGTGCAAGAACGCGACCCGTCATATAGCCATGAGTCATCCGGAATGGGTAGATCCCGATTCTTTTCTTCACGGCGGCACCGGGTTCTTCGACGGGATGATACAAGTATTTGACTGTCCTAACTATATGTCAAGAGCTAAGTATAGCATCGACGAGTGGGGAGAGTACAGGCCAGAAAACGAAGCCGGTAGACAGTTTGTTAATCACATTCAATATTTAGTAGAGCATCCCGACAATCCTATTCATACACACAAGTATCTTAACGTAGAGGACAAACTTTGTATGAGTTTCAAATATTTGGCTATGAAGCTAGGATATAAGAAACAGACCAAACAGATCCCGTACGACTGGGTGTATCCGAACAGCTGGTCCCTGTCGCAAAATCCTTACGTGTCTTATACGATATGACACACGACTCGCACGTCATCGACGGTATCAATAAAGACGTTACGCTCTGGCCAGGCTCTACTTACGAAGACGCTAGGTCTTACTACCTGGCGCTGGCCGAGGGATGGAAACCGTATAATCCGGATCCAGTAGTCAAGATACACGACGGTGTAAGAGTTGTTAGAGACGATCTGATCGTAGGAACTAAAACCCGAGCGGGTGACTTGCTGGCTTCTAAGATTAATCACGAGACTATAGTATACTCGCAGCCAAGAGTAGGCTTGGCCGGCGTGTCTCTGTTAGACGTAGCCAAGCATCATGAAAAGAAGATCGTGCTGTTCATGCCAGCTGCTAAGACGATATCTCATCATCAGGCATGTTGCATAGAGCGAGGAGCTACTCCGGTGTTTAAGAGGATAGCCGCTATGCCTATACTAAACAAGTACGCCAAAGAATGGGCAGAATCTAACGACGCGTTCTTCGTGCCTCTAGGACTTAGACACGAGCTAGCTACTGCTGGTATAGTCCATGCAGCATCTAAGATCGATCCTCCCGAAGAAGTGTACGTCGCCATATCCACTGGAGTATTGACGAGAGCTCTTCAGATAGCTTGGCCGAAAGCTAAGTTCACGTGCGTAGCCGTAGCGCGTAACCTAAAAGCAGGAGAGCTAGGTAGAGCCGCCGTCATATCAGAAGAGCTGGAGTTTCAAACCGAAGAGAAACCAGAGAACATGCCTCCGTTTCCGGCCATAGCTACTTACGACGGAAAAGTATGGAAACACGTCCCGAAGAATACCGGAAGAGACGTACTATTCTGGAACGTAGGAGCAGAACCTAGTTTACAAGACCCATCGATATATGGTAAGATAGATTCTTTCCGAGACTGGGACAAGAATATTAAATGAAAGCTCTTATTACTGCTCCGTTCATTCCTATATCCGACAAGCTCTACTCTCATCGCTCCGCTCAGGGTGTGATCTACGCCGATCAGATCAAGCAGGCCGGCGTAGACGTTACATGTAACACGTGGGGTAAACACTACAACGAAGATCATAATACTTTTGACGAGATGTATGTTTATCACGGATCTGACTGGTCCGGAAACATCAACCTGTTCGGAGGCATGAACGGCTTTCCTTACATAGACAACTTCGTAAACTTCTCGCGTTTTAAGGGAAAAATCTACTCCCTAGTCGTAGACTTTCCAGACTACGCGGGTCTTATGAAGTATAAGATCGACCAGCTTCAAGCTAAAAATAAACCCGTCGATCAGAGATGGTTAGACATAGACTGGAATAACGTAGACAGGATGCGTAAGACAGCTACGACGGTGAATCCTAATACTCTTTGTTCCTATCCTAGGATAGCTGTAGGAGACTCACATGCTATATGCATGTATCGACCCGGATGGATGGTCAATTCTGTCCCGTTCAAGACACTACACGGCGCCTGTTCTTCTGGGTTCGAGACTTTTCTGTTTGACGGTATAGAATTCCAGGAGATAGAGCTGTACTTCGGCAACATCGACGTTCGGCATCATCTCTGTCGTATGCCCGACCCGGAAAAAGCCACGAGAAATTTAGTAGACAAGTACTGTAAAAAAGCCGGAGATCTTGCTAAGAAGCACGGAGCTTCTGTTCGCATCTACGAGCCTCTTCCCATCGAAGACGAATCTCGAAGCATACCTAAGACCGGATGGTACAAGGGTCAGCCGTTCCATGGTACGTGGGCCGACAGAAACGAAGTCAGAAGAGTGTTCATAGATCAGCTCGAGAAGAACGACGTAGAAGTGTTTAAGTGGACTTCCGGTCTCGTTAATAGCAAGGGTCAGCTAGACTTTAAGTACATGGAACGACCGCATTCCGTACACCTATCGCGAGAGTACTATCCGCACTGGCAGGGAAGAGAATGGAGCAAGATCGAAGAAAAAACTATAAATAAACCAGTATATCATGCATCTCTTGAAAGTTTTCTATGAAACATGCTGCTATAATTCCTCTCATAGGCGGAGAAGCGATAGCTTCTACTCAAGTATTTGGTTCTAGACCCGACTACATCCTATCCTACTCGGCGTTTAAGAACAACGAGTCTCATCTCTTAAACTACTGGGACAACGAAGTACCGTACTACGTGTTAGACGAGGGCGGAAAGTATCCTCACAGGGTGGACGTCGTATCATCGGTCTGTCCGTGCGCCGGCTTGTCTCTTTTCTCGATGGGTTATGGAGAGCACAATCCGAACAATAAGTGGATGATCGAGTCTGCGAAGTACGTGTTAGGTCAGATGAAGCCGAGAGTGTTCTGGGGAGAGAACGCACCCGGCTTAGCCGGTAAGCTAGGAACACCTATCAGGAACCAGCTGATACAGATCGGTAAAGAGAACGGGTATACCATGACTCTCTATCGTACTAAGAGCCTGCTTCATGGCGTACCACAGATCAGGGAACGCACGTTCTACTTCTTCTGGAAGGGCGACAAGACACCTCTTCTAAACTACTACGATAAGCCGTTACAGACCATAGAAGACCTGATAACTAGCATCAAGTCTAATACTATGAACGAGACGATCAATCCGGATACTCCGTCGAGAGACGACCCGTACTACAGGTACTTGTTAGAAGTAGTCAACGGTGGTATCTCTCACAGAGAGTATCACGACAAGCTAGAAAAATACTCAGACGTCAAGCATCTCATCGAAGACGCCGGCCATAACTACGAACAAGTAGGAAAATGGTTAGCGAAGAACTCA